CTCTACGTCGATCCACAACACAAATGCATCGTGGGATTTTTGTGCGTTGGCACATGCATACGCAGCCTGAAGGGATTTACCCGAACCAGACTCTCCGTAATACACGTACTGGCGTCCGAACAGTAGTCCCTCTAGGAACTTGCCGGACATGATACGATTCATCGCGTAGTTGCCCATATCAACCCAAGAGTCAATATTGGAAAACCCCACGTTAATCGTTGGTGATTTTAAAGTTGAGAACGCCTTCTGGCGCTTCTTAGTGAATTTGCTAGCCACGGTTTTTCCTCCTGTTAGGCAATAGCCCAACCCCACAAACGAAAATTGGAGTAAACATTTATGGGGTCGGACAACAGCTTACGCTGACTTTTTACCTATACGATCCTTGATCTTATCAGCAAGAGCAGTGACACTTGTCTTACCTGCTTCAGGCGGAACTTCGACTTCGGTTTCGACTTCGGCTGCTGCGGCAACGTCGGCTGGAGAATCATCGTTCGATGCATCTTCAACTACCGTTTCGGATGCTTTTGCACCTTTACCACGAGCGGCTTTCAGGCGATCCATCGCACTACCAGTACCAGCACCAGAAGTTTTGGTTTCAGAATCACCAGACTCGTCCTTAGCAGATTTGCTTGAGGTTGGCTTGTCGTCACCCTTACCACGCTGACGCAATGGCTTGAATCCTTCAGCTTCCCACGCAGAGTCCCAAACACCGTCATCGCCAGTTACCTGTCGTTGAATAGAGATGTTCATCATCTCAGTCAGTATTTCGTACTGCTCGTCACTAGGACGATCTGGAAGACGCTTGGTAAGATCATGCAGCTTGTATTCCGCAAGTGCGGCCAGTTGCTCATCAGTCAATGGAGACTGGTTCTTAGACCAAGTGGAAGATGAAGTCCAATCGGCATAGTCGCCTTGCTGTAACTTCTTCACGATGAAGTTGAAGCCATTGAAAATATCCATGTCCACTTCACCGTCGCCGAGAAGTGCTTCGATATCTTCCATGGTGAACTCACCACACGGAAGGGTTTCGAATGGGTCTTCATCGTTTTCGAAGATGGAATTGAAAATCATCTGATGGATTTTCTTGTTGAATGGAAACACACGGATTGGATTCTCCGGCGTGTCGTCTTCGGTCATACCAGTCTTGTTGACAAATCCCTGATAGTAGTACGTTGGCTTCTTCCAGTGGAATCCGGCAATCTTCTTGAGCTTGTCGGCTTCCTTGGTGTTACCACTGTTCCGCAATTCCTTTTCTTCCGCATAAAGATCGCGGACAGGCTCAAGGATCGGGCATTTGTTGGCGTGATCATACATCTCACGGCACGGAGCCATGAACTTGATTACCTTGGTAGGATCATTGGGATCGGAAAATTGCATCGGTAGCAAAACCTTTTCTGACCAAAACGCACCAGTGTGGATGTCGTTGAAGGGGAGAAGACGGAGGGTACTTGATGCACCGTATTTAAGGTTCCAGAAAGCGTACACTGAGTAATCTTTCTCGAATTGGGGGGCACGTGCTTGCACGCGCTCTTTCATGCGCTCTAACATTGTAGTCATTAGACTATTCCTCTTAAGTTATATGCAGTTCTATATCGAATCTACAAGTTTTATTACAGTTTTATACAGTTTTATACAGTTTTATTTCAGTTCTATACAGTTATTGGCCGGTCGATCCAAAGCCTCCATCTCCACGTCCCGTCATGTCCAAGCTATCAACATAATCGATAACAGGAATGATGATTGGCTTGACGACCAGTTGGGCGATTCTCATGCCGCGCTCCACAAAAAACTTCTTGGTAGAAGTGTTGAGGAGAATGACACCAATCTCGCCACGGTAATCAGAATCAATTGTTCCCGGTGAATTGAGAACGGTGATTCCGTATTTCGCCGCCAGCCCCGACCGTGGTCGGATTTGAGCTTCAAAACCTATCGGCAGTTCAAGGCAAATTCCCGTAGGAATTATTGCTCTTGCACCCATTGTATTTAGGCAAACGGGTTCAGAAAGTGCACAGAAAAGGTCAACACCAACACTACCGATTGTAGCCATAGCAAGTTCAGGTAATCCTTCAAAATGAGGTAACTTTTTAACCTTCAACTGAATTCGTGGAATGTCCTTTCCTTGCTCTACTCGTTCGGTAGTAGGAAGGGCATGATCCACTGCTTGGGAACCACCACCAAACTCGGCAGCGATACCATCCAGCATGTCTTTCTCAGTGAAGGGTTTCTCAAATTTGCGGTCTGACGCCATGGTTTTCTCTAGTATCAATCAGTGTCCCAAACAAGATGATACCGCTGAGAAGCAAAGTCAAGTTAGAGCATGGGCAACATGGGCATATTGTCTGGATGGTCGAAATCGTCCACATCATAATCGTCCATGTCAGGACGAATTAAGTCATCCAAGTCAGGCTCGTGGTATCGAACTTCATCAATCAACATAGCCATTAAGACACATGACATCACGATGTCGTCCTTGGCTCCTTCCTTGGCAGCATAGCTAGCACCGGTCTTGACGAATGTCTTCAGTTGGGATGCGAGATGCTTAGAACGAGGAATGAATAAATTTCTCTCGATGAGGTTTTTCAACTCAACACTGTAACGTCGCTTCGAGGTTACGTTGGTCAACAGGCCGCGCCATTTGTTTGGCTGGCTCGTGCTCATACCACTACCTCGGGCGTTAACCGAAGTCATGGTTGAGTCTATGAGATATCCCGGGAAGGTTGACTCGTTCTCGTACTCGATGGCGTTGAGTATTCCTATGCCCAATCCATTTCTTTCCACAGAGTAATACGTCTGACATCCCGTGATGTGTTCTGGGTCGTTCATTTGAATCATGTAAATGCGCTTTAATGTTCTTCGAAGCATTTTGGTTTGTTCGACTTGATCCGAAAAGTTATTATTCCACTCAGCGACCTGTTTCATTTCTGGAATTTCCCAGACCTGTATGCAGGAGTCGTCCGCACCCACGCCTTCGGATGGGTCCATGACTACACCGTAAATTTGGTTTGGCTTAATTTCGGTATACCATCTCATGCCCCACTTATCAATGAAGCGAGGTTTACGAACTACACTCTTCAATGTGGCCAGCTTGGTAGCAGCAATCAAAGTAGAATCACCAGAGACGAATGAGCATTCGAATTCACTCAACCATTCTGCCTCGGAAAGGCCAGCACGGATAACTTGGTTCTTGAATTTTTGACCACGGAATCCACCAAGTCCGTCGGGGATTTTAGTCCAATGTGCGTGGAAACCCGTGAAGCCTTCTAGTTCAGTGTCTTCCTCGAATAGGTCTTCGTCTTCTTTACTTTCGTATAGAAGTCTTGATTCGTCACCTTCGTATTCAATCTTCCACTCTTCTTCGATTTCGTCATCATAAGAAGAAGCAGCTTTTTGTCGTGCGGCATATACATCTACCCAAGTATCTGAACTTGCATCCATCTTGCAATTGAACCATATCTTGGCAAATTTATCTTCGTCCGAGCTTGGTGTACTAGTGATGATACACTTACCACCAGTTGCGATTGTTGGATAAATGGAAGTCCAGAATTTATCAGCAATACCCGGACGCACGAATGCGAACTCGTCGAGATAAATTAGGGAGTTGGCTTTACCACGACCACTGGTTGCGGTGGTGGCTGTAGCGAAGATGCTGGAACCGTTGTCAAATTTCTTTCGGGTTACTTGGTCGATTTCAGTACCGGGTTTGATCCACCACGGCAATTCTTCATAAGCGTACCATAGGCGTTCCATGATGTCCGTTGCGCCGTCAGCATCTTTCGATGCAATAAGGATTCGTTGGTCATCTTTGAAAATAGCCCACCACAATAAGAAGGCAGCAGCGGTCTGTGTCTTGCCACACTGGCGAGACAGCATAGCGATGCTAAGTCTGTTATGTTCGTAAACACCGAGGAGGGATTCTTGGTAATCGTATAGGTCAAATTTCATTGCACCCAGAACTGGGTTCTGAATCATGACGTATTGACGGGAAAAATAAACAGGGTCTTTTTGGCACTTCAAGATTTCTCGAATGTGCCACTGTTCAAAGTTTTGTTTATGGTGGGCCGGTTTGACCTTTCCACCTTGTTCTTCTGTTAATGCTGGCATTTAGTTGACCGTGTCTGGCTCGACAGCGATCAAACTATTTTGGTTTAATTGTTCTTGGTTTGCCACAGTCTCGACGCCTTTATCTCTGGCATCAGTTTCAGAAAGTGCTTTGACGAGGACAGTATATGTTTTTCCTGTGTCCTGATCTTGAACGGTAACCTCATAAGGTTTCGGCATCATACGCTCGGTTATCGGACGTGTGAACAGAAAATCGCGGTCGTGCTCTACCATAAGAACATGATTTTCATCCTGTACTTCAAAAGTACCAGAACCTCTAACAAGAAGGTCTGAAATGAATTCATAGTTCGATGGTTGTTGCTTGAACGGACCCTCGATACGCATCATGCTCGGAGCATCCTCATGACGTTCTACTAAGTAGAACCCCTTTGGAGCATTGTTTCCGAACACGTCGCCGAGAGCCAAATGTGATGTGACGAATGATTCCGTCAGGTTTGGTTGGACGTTCCGCCCTTCTACCTCTGTTTCGCGTGCTGATTTATCTGTGTTTAATTCCCGCATGAATGCATCGATACGATCTTGACCAACTAAGGTCTGTGCATTTGTATCAATGTTACCTTCATCTGGAGTGCCGTCCCAATGCAATGCATGCTTTGCTAGGCTTTTGTATGTGCCACCTGTCATCTCTGGTTCGAGGTCTAATGTTTCAGAGTCCTCCATTTTCTCACCGTCCTTGTGGACCACGAGATACTTCCAGTGAATGTCAGTAAAATAAGCGACCTTCTGGCGAAGGACACCGTTGTCTATGTCTGTTCCAAGAACAACACGGACATGAAAAATCTTATCCATTCCCGGCTCGTCATTACGCGGGTGGAACATAGGCTCAACAGCCGCTAGTGGGTGATATGAGACACGTTCTAGCGAACGGAGATCATAACCCAACATACCAATCTGCAACTTACCGAAGATATCATCGTCGTGTAAGTGGCGAGTGGACTTAATGTGGTAGACGTATTCTGCGTCTTGTTCCGCTATTAGCGCTCGGAAT